GGCACGATCTTCACCGCGACCGGCATGGGCACCGGGCGGCTGATATGGAATGGCGTTGGCAATCTTACCGCTGAGATGTTCGGTGCGGTTGTCAACGATGGCGTTTCCGATGTGACCGCTATCACAGCAGGACTGGCCTATCTTACCACGCAGACTTCCGGGGTGCTGTATTTTGGTGTCGGTGAATACCTGATTGATTCCACCATCCGACTGCCAATCCGCACGTCACTGGTGGGTATAAATGATAACAAATTTACAGATGTGACTTCCGTTGCTGCGGGGACGAATAAACTCTACGCCGGTTCAACGGTTTGGCGTCTTGGCAACGGCGCAAACTGCAAGATGCTCATCGGCGATTATGCCACGAACGGATATGTCCGTCAGGCTAATGAAACATGGGAAGATGGAAGCGGACCTTACAATTCCGTCTATCAGTCTTCTTCCATAGAAGGTATCGTATTCATGGGGAACGGGTCTAATCAGACATCCTATAACTGCGACATTCTCGATTTTGCGGCCAAGTGGAATCTGACCGTCCGCAACTGCACCTTTTTCGCAGCGAAAGGCTATTCCGCGCGGTTTATGGACCTGAATTATCTCAAGTGGGAGGGCAATCAGGAGGTCGGCGACCAAACAGGTTTTGGAAAAGGGCTTTTTCTGTGGGGTAGTGCCGACAGCATCTTTTCGGATTCTATATTTGGTGGCACCATGGGTCCGACACTGTGGATTGGTGGGGCGTCATCTGCTTACAACCTCTTCAACAACACGATGAACTACAACGCAGTGCGAACCAACAGTTCGCATCTGGTAACTGGTCCCGCATCGGGAATCTTCACCACGGCCAATGCTCACGGGCTGGAGACTGGCGACCCGGTGCGATGGGTCACTGACGGCACCATGCCGACTGGGCTTACGAAATCTGGCATAAGTTGGGTCACTAAACTGAGCAGCACCACCTTCGGGGTAAGCCCGACATGGATGAACGCCACCAACGGGGCCTATGTTTCCAGCTACGCGTCTTCCGGGTCGGGAAATCTGTATCAAACAGTTGGCCCAGCAGTGGGCTTGTATATGTCAGACGGAGCTAACGCCAACGTGTTTTCCAGCACGCGCGCCGACCAGTCGAGCGATGGGGGAATCTATCTTGATGGGTCAGGCGTGACGCTCAACCAGTTTTCATCGGTGATCGCGTCACTGAATTACGGCTCTTACAATTCGGAGACGAACAGCAACACCTACGCCGTCACGCTCGATGGAGCCACCGGCAACACGCTAAACAGCGTAGCAGTGCAAGGTGGTTTCGGCGGAGTCCTGTTCACGAACGCCGGATATTACAACTACGTGACAATGAATTCCTTCGGCAACTCCCCAACGAATGACGTGACTGATTCTACGGCAGGGCTATTAAACAGTTGGATGTCTCAGGGGGTTTTTGGTGGCAGTCATCCTGTATCTGGAGTCGCAACCTTCACGGGCACCGTGGCTTATTCTAATAGTGCGCCAACTCTGACCGTGACGGCAGGTAATGGCACCAGTGGCCTTCGTATAAACGTGCTCGGCGGCGCGTCGAACTTGGTCCGTTTCCAGACCAACGGAACCACTACCCATACGTTCAACGGGGACGGCAGTGCAACCTTCACGGGCGGGCTTACTACTACGGCGGTCACGTCTTCCGGCCCGGTCAGTGGCACTACCATTACGGGGTCGGGTGCAGTGTCCGGGACCGATCTTAATCTCACGGGAACCGCACCAGTTCTGACCGCGACGGCCAACAACGGCAGCAGTGGATTGCGATTGAACGTGCTCGGAGGCACCACCGCACTGCTGCGAATCCAGACCAACAGCACGCCGACTCACACTTTCAGTGGCGATGGAAGTGCGACGTTCACGGGCGGATTGACAACCACTGCGGTTACTGCATCCGGCGCGGTCAACGCCGGAACGCTGGCCGTCGGTGCAACTGGTAGCGGAAACGTGGCGACCTTTACTGGTGGCTCAGGTGGTGTATCAATCATGCAGTTTGTTCGTAGTGGGTTCAACACGCTTGGCTTTAGAAACACAGGCGGCTTTTACGCCTACGACGAGACGGCTGGTAAAGGTATTTATCGAGCGGAATGGACCGGCTCAAACCCGAGGATGACGATTGGTAATACCGCCAACGCCTCGCCGGTTGACGCCTACCTGACCGGAGAAATTGCCAGCGGCTCCAATATCGCGGGCAACGACCTCTGGATACATTCGGGTCAAGGCACTGGAAACGCATCAACTGCCAGCTCATGGATTCGGTTGGCGACTCCCACGGCGGGCGCTAGCTCGTCCACGCTCCAGACGATGACGGAGCGGGTCCGCATTACGGATGACAAAGCGGCCTCAACCACCGCGCTATGGCTCGATGTCAACGGCACGTTCTACCAAGTCACAATCGGCGCGGCGGACAGTGCCGGGGCCGGATTTAGACAACTGCGAATTGTAAACTAAGAAGACAACTATGAAGAAACCAATGTTAATAATCTCCGCTCTGGCGGCTTGTGCGGTCATCGCAGACGGTATTATTGTCAGTTCAACGAGCGAGACCGTGACCACCACAGTAACGAAATCGCTTGGCGGTCTGCATATCGTGCAGGACGATAAGACGGGCGAGTATTCCGCCGTCGCGGAGTATTTTGAATACACCCGCAAAGTCGGCCCCAGCGGGACGACGGTGGTAATCAAGCCGCTCCGTGAAGTCCATGCGACGTGGGCCGAGGTCATCGCCATCGCCCCGGCAATGGTGCAGGCCCGCGAACAGTTGCAGGCCGCGTTGCCGACTCTGTTGGCCAATCCCTAACCCAAGAAAGATTTGAAACCAGTGCAAGAACACCATGACGCCATCGGAGGGAGCGCAATGTTGATCTCGGGAATGCTGATCCAGTGGGTGCATGGGTTCGACGAACTGTTCCTCTTCATCGCCCACGGCGCGGGTGCCCTGGCCGCGCTGGTCGGCCTGTGGCTGATCGTCCGCAAAGCCATCCGCGACAAACGGGAGAACCCCTAATATGGACGACATCATTCATTTCATTCCTGAGAAGTATCGCGGGACTCTGCTTTTCCTGATCGCTATTTCTCCTTACCTGACCCGTGCCTATCATGCGCTCCGTAACGGAGGTGGTTTGAAGGGGATTATCAATGCGGTCTGGTGCGGCACCAACACCGACCCAAAACTCAAGGCTGAGATTGAAGAACTCCGTTCCGCTACCTCGGTTATCACCAAGCCATGAAACGCTTCACACTCGCCATGCTATTCTGTTTGGCAATGGCCTTCGCTGGCTGCCAGACGCCTCCCGATCGCATTGCGTTATCAACCGTCAATACAGGCGATGCCGCTTTGAATGCCGCCTATCAAGCGTGGCTTGCGGGATGGAAGCAGAGGCGCACCAACGAAGGTTCTTCGCCCTCGCTGTTGGCCGAAAGGGATCGGGTTGCTGTTCTCATATCGGACTACCAGTCAGCCCATCGAACTGCCATAAAAGCTGCCGAAGCGGCTGTCAACGCAGGAATCACAGAAATCAACGTCGCTGAATTGCTGGCCATGAAAGGGGAACTTCTAAATGTCCTTACCCACCGATAAACCGCCGCTGAACAACCTTCAGATTGTCCTAAAAACCGTTGGTGCATTGATTCAGCTTGCACCTATTCCTTACGTTGGTTTAGCGTCCGTAACGCTTGGCAGTTTAGCCGACCACGAACCCGCTATTGCCGATGCCATTGCCGGGTTCTCCAACGTAAAGCACATTACGATTGGTGAGTTGCTAGCGGCGGAAAATGAGCTCATCATGCAGGTTGACGTGATGGCGGATACGATTTGAGGTTAGTATGGCATATGACAAACCCCCGGCCCAGTGATGGGCCGGGGGTCTTTGTTTTAACGGAGTTACCGCAACGAAGGAGCCGCATCAATTTGAGCCAGCATGGATGCCAACCCGCCTGATTCACCGGACTCCTTGCCGCGCGGAGCCTTGCGGCCTTCGCCTTCACCCTTGTTGCCAACGGTTGGCTCGCTGGTGTCGTAGCCTTTGAGCTTCGATTGCAACTCTTCGACCTGTGCAGCGAGCGTGGCGTTTCGCATGAGGACAACCGGAAGGGCAGCCACACGCGCCGCCACGTCCGCCTTGGCCTTGCCCCAAAAGTCATACGCCTGCTTGGTGGTATCGAACTTGGGAACTCCGCGTCCGAACAGGGCTACGTCAACTATTGGCTTCACCGCGTCCATCGCCTCCTTTTCCTTTGGGTCGGTCGGTGCCCAAATTTCCGGGTATTCCTTGGCGTAGGCGTTGTAACGATTCTCGTAAACGGATTTACCGAGTGCTTCTAACTCTTCGTTTTCCCGCGCTTTGGACTGCTGATGTTCGGTTCCCTTGGTTCGCCATGTTGAAACCGCTTCATCGCGTTTTGCAATCAACCCACGAATTTTCGTGCGAGATTCCAAAACAGCCTGCACAGCATCGGGACCAAACAGTTCACGCGCCTTGCGGGTCGCCTGAATCGTGTTGGCAATGCCGACCACAGTTTGAACATCATCCGAAGTGGTTTTACGAGGAATACCGTCCACTTCAATATCCTGATCCACCAATTCCTGAAGCGAATCAGTCCAGGCTTTCTCCAGCGGTTTGATGTGTTCACGTTCAAACTCTGGAGACTTTTCGTAGGAGACGATGCGAAGGTTTTCTTCAGCGGACTCCGCGCGTTTGCGTTCGTTTTCAACTTCCGATTTCCACTTGGCTTCAAGTTCAGGGGGAGCGGACTTCTTGGACCACTCTTCCTTTTCCTTGGTCAACGCGGCAACCTTGGATTCCAGTTCATCCGCCTTTGACTTGGCCGTATAAAACGCTTCACGAAGTTTATCAGGAGCCTTTTGCCATGTGATTTTCTCTTCTGATGACGCCTTGGCCTGTTTTGCATCCGGTTTTGACGGAGCCACTGGAGGCGGTGTCGGTTTCTTCTTGGGAATCAGCTTGGAAATACCAAGTTCATCCGGTTCTTCCGAAACCTCAGTTTTAGAAACCGGCTTTTCAACAGCTTCGGGAGGTGTTGCGCTTGGAGCTTCTTCCACCGGGTCACTGGTTGAAACAGGGGGTGTTTCTCCCGGTTGAATCCTGGTTGATTCCGTGGTGGCCATGTTGACCACCATCGAATCAAGGAATGACGGTTCTGGTGTTTGGTTTTCGCGTGAGGGGGACGCGACGGCTGATGCGCCCTCAATTTCGTCTGGCATGATATGTTACTGCGTTTTTGGTTTACTGACTGGAAAAGTGGGTCCGCCACGAATTGTGGTATCTTGGAGCGGTGTATCCAGACTGTTATGCTTCACCGGTTTCTGCGGGACCGTAAAGCTGGCGATGCGTTGAGCCAGTTCAAGTGCCCCCTGACGTTTGGCGTTCAAGGCGATGGCGGTTCCCCCATCAACGGCACTTCCAAGATCGTGGCAATACTGGGAGAAGACGGCAAAAATGGCTTCTTCGGACTGTGCATTCTGAAACGTCGAGGCATACCACTTACGGCGTTCATCGTTGGCGAGGTATAGTGCTTGCGGGGTCATTTATTCCGGTTTGGTCAGTTGTTGTGCCTGTTTTGCGCTTCCGCGCTTTATCTCCATGTCGTTAGCGGCCTGTGCCGAATCCAAGGCGACATCGACGTGATGTTCCCGGTTGTCCTGACTGATTTTCTGAACCTTGGCAGCCGTATCAAGAGCATGTCCCTGTTGGCGATGCTGGAATGTCAGCGCGTGTTCTTGAGCCTGATTCTGAAGCGACAACTGATGCGACTGAGCCTTGAACTGCATTTCCTGTTGTGCCTTGGCTGCTTCAATCGCCGCCTTGGGGTCTTGTTGCGGCTGCTGCGCCTTCATGGCCTGTTGCGTGCGCTGGATGAGTGCCTTTAACTCGTTGTTAATCTGAGCCATCGTGTCCTTGGCAGTCTTGACCCATGCGGAAGAAGACAGGTCGGCGGCTATCATCTGCATTTCGTGCTGGATGGTTTGGGAAATGAAGGCATAGCCCATGAGTGTTTCCATCGTAGGAAGCTGACCGGCCTGCATGGACTGACCCGTTTTCTGAACCGCTCCGAACAGCAACGTAATCAACGTTGACGTGTAATCCTTGTGGTCAACGGCAGTGGTGAGTGCCACCGGCTGCTGATCCATAAGGGTGCCCCATGCCATCGTGGCATACATGACGGACGAAGACGGGGAAACGTCTGCATCGGGAACCAGTTGAAGTGCCAGTCCGGCGTTGTCCGTGTAAGCCGTGGCCGCAAGCTGGTCGATGATGCGTTGGGCGGGAGGGGAAAGCCGGGGTTGAAGTCCGCGCAACTCAGAAATCATCGCCATTTCAATGGCTTTGTTGCCGCCACCGACCGTGCGTTGCGCCTTGATAACCCATGAATCGGGGTCTTTCCAGATAGCCTTGTCAACGCCCTGTTCTTCGCATTTGCGGCGGAACTTTTTGCAGTCAGGATGGTCCAACGTGGCAAAACGACGCGCAAGTTCCTGATAGAAAATCTCCATGTCGTCCATGCCGTCCGAAATGGTGTCATTCTGCATCGCATTCCGGTTATTGGCATCGGCCACGATTTGCGTCGCCGTAGGAGGCTGGCCACCGGCATTCTCGTTGGAATCGGCGATTACCGAAGTCATGTCGGTAATGCTGCGAGTCATGCCACCAATGACGGAAAGGATATTCGGCCAGTTCAGGTTAAGCCGTTCCCCCTGTGGAATCACGGTAACGCCATCGGGAATAACCCCGTAGTTGTAGAGGTCAATGTTCTGAACCCGTTCCTTGTCGCCGGTTCCGTCCACCCGGAAATACATGTTCTGCGACTCCCAAAAGGCGTCCATCATCTTGCACTTGGCGCGGTTCACCAGATGACCGATGGCGTAGAGCATCATGCCGGTCGAACGGGCGTTATGCCACCGATACGGAGAAACCGGGTTGTTGTCGATGAACAGAACGTGCATCAACGATTCCAAGGAATCCGCGTAAGACCGATTTCCAGGATTGAACAAGAAACTGTTCTGATTCGGTCCACCGTCTTTCTGGCTGATACCGATATACGGTTCGTTCACCCGGTCCAACAGGATGCGTCGAACCCACACTTCCTTGCCTTTGATTTCCTTGCGGAAATAGAAGTCGTAGCAACGGACGCGCGGTGCGGAATCAATGCCAATGTAGGCACTGTTTTCCACCACGTCCTGACCCCACTTCTCAGGATACTGCCAGTTCTGAAGCTGCGACGTGTAGGAAACGGAACCAAGCTCCCTTTCCATCTTGTCGCAAAGAGCCTGCACCAAAGGCATGTTCCATCCAGGGTCAACAAAGTCTCCGGTGGTCATTCGGCGAAGTTCCGCCAGCGTGAACGTGGTAAAGACTGCGAAATAGTCCAAGTTGGACCGGTCGCGTAACGTTAAAGACGGAACCAAGATGTCTTCAACGCCGCGAGTGTGGGGACACCATTCCTGACGTTTGGTCCACACCGAAGGTCCAGGTCCATGCAGGACGGCACTGCCAACCTTGCTTTTGATTACCTCGGTCAGCTTGTGACTCCGTTTCAGAACCCGGTTAATCTCGTTGGATATGGTAAGACCCCATTCCATGCGCTTCGCTTGCGGGCCGGTGTCTAGTGACCAATCGAAGTATCGGGGTGGCTTCAGATACGCCTGACGGGTCTGAAGCTGTGCAGTTGCCAGAGCGCGTCGAGGGTCAAGGAAGTTGACGTTGGTGAAAATCTTGTTGTCTGTCGCCTCGCGTTCCGTGAATGGCGGCGCACCAACCATGAGGGCGTTGATGCGTTCACGGTTCTGCGCTCGCGGAATGTCCGCGATTATCATCTGGTAAATTGTGAACCAGATTTCGTCTGCGTTTTTGAAGCTCATGGGGTATTATTATCGGTTGGAAGCTTTAGTTGCAATACCGCAGACCATTTACGACGAAACAAGTCAACGCTTAATTCCTGAAGCACTGTCTTGCGCGCCATAGCTCCCATGCGCCGGTTAAAGTCTTGGTCGTTCACAAGACGGCTTACATACTCGCGCATTTCCTCAAGGGAATCCGTTGCCCGGTTCCGGGTGATGAAACAGTTCCATCCAGAGAACAGAAATCTTGGAAGATCAAGCGAGGCTCCGAACACCACGGGAACGCCCTGAGCCATTAGTTCCAGTGGCGACATGCCGCATGAATCACCATTCACGATGTTGATAGCCGCCGACAGGGAACCGGTTTCATCCAACATCCCATCCAATCCACAGGGAGAAGAAAGCTTGCCCATGAACAGCGTGTTGCCATGCCCGATACCAACCGAGTCGTGCCCCCACAGGACTCCATTTGCGATGATTGCCTGTTCGCCGTTAAGTCCGTTGTGAACGAACCCGACTTTCTTTGGAAGGTCGTATCGGCGTTCTGGAAACATGGCTTCATCGAAACAGAACCATATCCAATGGACCTTCGGGTTGAAGCAAAGTTCCCGGTGCGTCCACAGCTTGTGTTCCGAGACCGATACGAACGCATCAACGTTGTCGATCACATGCTGGCCACCGGTTTCCGAATGGGAATACTCGTTGTGGTCGATGAACACCTTGCGCTTTGCCGACACGTCCAACGGGGTCAAATCCCAATGGTCGGTAATCAGCACGTCATAATCACCGGACCACGGTTCCCATTTGGCGTTCTCTGGCAAAGGTCTGAAGATTTCATCCCAAGCATCGACGGTAAAACTCAGTTCAGGAAACGCCCGCATGAACATGTAGGCGTAAGGGGTATGACGGCCTGACCATGCAATTCTCATCAGTTGTAACCTCTTTCCGAAAGCCATTGTTTGGCAATGTTGGGATGGTCGCCCGTAAACTTTTTGCATTCCGACAAAGGGATATGCTGTTCAAACCCTTTTCGCTTGTCTTCCAGCATCGTGTCCAAAGCCGGGTCATAATTGCTACCCGTGAACGCCAGGTGCATCGGCTTCGCCTTGGCCACATACTCCTTGGTGCGACGAATGAAGCCGTAATGAAATATCTGCGGACGATCCAGAAGAACCGGACGTTCGGCCAAGATGGATTCGGCGTCACCGACGTAAGCGGCATCTATGGGGCCGCAGCGTATAACCTGGTCATTGCAGACCCGTCCGCGAGGAACCAGATGCCGGTGGTCAATCCAGAAGTTCAACCGATAAAGGGCGCAAGGGGCTTCCTCAATGTAGTTACGCAACCATTTTGGGTCAACCGCCTCCAATACTTCGTCCGCCTGAATTCCAATGTGATGCGTGCAACCGGACGCCTTCAACGCCTCACGCGACATGTTGGAAAGGTCGGACAACCAAGAACCCCACCCGCCTGGGTTGGGACGCCAAGGGGCAGACAGGACGCGAAGCTTGGTAAACTCCACCGCCAGTTCCATGAGGATGCTTCGGGTTCCGTCATCGGATTCCGCATCCACGATTACCACCTCGTCACAGACGGGAAGCAGTGAACGAAGTGCAATTTCAACGCAGTAGTCAAATTCGACTGCGTTATGGATTATCATGGAGCCGCCGAGTTTCATTTTTGTAATACGAAAATACCGACACCGTTCCACCACCCGGAAGCGTCACCATCGGGGCACGGCTGTTCGTGCGACCGGAGAATCTTCAACCCACTGGCAGCTATTCCACGCCTTGCACTTTCTTGAACCTGTGGCCAGTTCCAATCATCCACGATGTAGATAAATTGGTCCGACATTTTGGAGGCATAGACCGTCAATGCCTTCTCCTGCGATTCAACCGAATGGCAGCCGTCGTAGAAATACAGGTCCACTTTGCCATCGGGTATCTGTGCGATGGTTTCGGGCAACCAACAGTCGCCAAAGATTAGTTTCGCTTGCGGAGCAAACTTGGTGACATTTCCGGTCAGTGTCTCGCGGTTTCCATCGAACTCGCTGAAGTTCTCAATGGCGTAGGCTTCAATATCGTTGCCGTAACAAGTGGAAGTGAGCGATGCGCCGTGAAGTGAACCAATCTCAAGGTAGCATTCGCAAACTGAACCAAAGTTGTTCATCAGGTGACGGAACCGGTCTCCGCAGAAGCCTCCAACTGCACCCATGACTTCCGGGGTGAGTTCGGACTTTCTGCCGCCGTGCGCCGCCACCATGTCAAAAACAGCAACCATATTCATACTTTTACCCTCGCATTCTTGGACAGTTTTTCGACCGTCATGTTTTCTTTGCCGATGTCTTTCCACGCCCAAAATGCGCCGTGGGTTTCGCCGCTGGGAAACAGATGATATTTCGGCCACGTCCATGTTTCGTATCCCATCGCCTCAAACATGTCCGGGGTCCAGCCCGAATGATGCCCGTCTGGACCCGAATCGTTGTTCATCCACAGTTCTCCGATGGGAGTAAACACAACAATCCGTTCCGAAATCGACTCCAGTTCCTTCAACAGCTTCAGGGCCGGTTGCTGGTAAAGATGCTCCACGGAATCCAGCATATATGCCACGCCAAACTTCCGGCCTTCGTAAACCTTTGGAACATCCAAGATGTCCATTTCCACTAAGTTATCTGGCGGATTGGTATGACGAATGAGGTCAACAAACGTAATCTGCGGAAGAAGCCGGGTATGGCTTGCATTGCAACATCCAAGGTCAATGCCGGGTGACTTGTAAAGCTCCCATACAATTCGGGAAGACTCCTTGGGGTCTCCAACCCTGTCAGTGATGGTCATCGTAGTGGTTTTGTTTCCGTCAGGTAAGTCCCCCAACGTTTCGCGAACAACGCTTCACCTTCCTGAAGCAGCTTCATTTTCATTGGGGATGTGGTTTGGGATTCGTCATGTATCCCGGTCGCTTTCGGTTCGTAAATCAGTTTCCACCCGGCCTTTTTCAAACGAATGCAAAGATCGGCATCTTCGGAATAGCAGTCGTATCGTTCGTCAAAACCTCCAACCTGATAGAATGCCTTTCGGCGAACGATGGCGGCGGCAAAGTTGATGAACTCCATTTCAGTTGGTTCAGTGAACCGGTTGTCCTGAATGTGTCCGAAGTTCGTGGCTCCGTGTGGCCGGTGACTTCCCGCGAAATAAAGCTTCCCGTTGGGATACCGGGTCTTGCAACCGACCACTGCAACAGACGGGTCAACAAAATGCTTCAACATCTCAGAAACGGAACCGGGGTCCATGTAGCAGTCGTCATTCAGGAAGAACAGGAATTCACCCATGCTATGACGGGCCATCCGGTTGCACGTCTTGCCGAATCCGTTTCGTTTCTTGGATATGTTGGGAACCGGGTGGCCATATTGACGATAGGGTTCCGGTGATGCGTCCCCGTCCAGACCGATCAACAGTTCGTATTCGATCTGGCCCATCGACTTATCCAGCGTCTTGGCCAACCGCTCCATTCTTGGAAGTCCCGTCATTGTTGGGACTAGTGCGGAAACTCCATGCGGAAACACCTTCATCCGCATGACTCTGGCCATTTCATTTACATCCAGCCGTTGGCAGGGCGGCTTTTCCTTGTCGAATTTCTGACAGGTGTAGGTGGAACAATACAGGCAATCAACCGGTGCCTTGACCGCCAAGAAATCGGAACCGTCCGTAACCCGCAACTCACTTCGGAACGGTCCTTCAATGACGCCTATCGGCTTCCTGAACGCAGCAGCGACATGAAGAAGACCGGTATCAACACCCACGAACGCATCGCATTCGTTGATTAACGCCATGACCCTTCGGAAACCGTTCACGTTCAGATTGCGAACGGGATGCGGCAATGGCCACGGTCCAAGGCTTATGAAGGTTGCTTCCGGCATGGTCTCCGCAACCTTGCGCCAGTCTTCGGTGTGCGTTTGACGATTCTTCCATGACCCGGAGGCGGCAGCGATTCCGATAATGGGACGCTTCAAACCGATCAACGCATTGAACGCTTCCTTCTTCTCTTCCTCGGTCAGAAACAGTTGGGGAACCCGTTGGTGTTGCAAGCCATGACCGTTCTTGCGATGCAACAACGTCTGAATGCTGGTCGTGGGGAAATCAGGCGACCGTTCATAAGCCCAATCCAGTTCAATGGTTGGAACATTAGGCGCAGGCGTGTTTGATGCGATGGACGGATGCCCCTTTAGAACCACGCCTTCCACTTCACCGGCCATGAAATGAACATCGTAACCATGTTCACACAGAGCGTCGGCAATGGTCGTAGATTGAATCACATCACCGAATGCGCCGCCGCGATGAACGTTGATCTTGGGGCGAACTGAAGTTGGCTTGCTATCCCCCTTTTGCCAACACCATGTCGGACGACCATCCATTGCCGGGACGTTTGGAACCCACACTTTCAACGGCAGATGACACCCGCAAAGCTCGCATGTTTTAAGTCCAGGTTCTCCCGGAACCACCAGTTTGATTTCCTTTCGGAAGGAAGTCTGCGCCAAAATCTCTTCGGCGATGGCCGTTTCAATGTGGCCACCCGGTTGATTGTGCGGGCACGTGTTTCCACCATTGCCGCGAAGACAGGCGCGTGCGCGTTCGTCGGCTACCGACTGGTCAACGGGAACCGCGCCATCACCAATCCATCGGCCAAGGATAGCCAGCCCGCGCGCATCGTTTTTGAAGCGATTCCAAAAACGCTCAACGACACCCGGTTGAACATCTTTTGAATCCTTTGGGGAGTAAGTCTGGTGAGTCGGTGAGTTTTTTTTTGAGTCTTCGTCAAACGCCTCGCACCAGTTCACATGGTAGTTGAGACGGGCGGCGGTGAAGTTGTGAAGTGCCTGTTCACAGTCGGCCAGATTCGGACTCAGGTTCAGCCGTGGATTCTGGCGGCGAAAGTTGGCGATGTTGACAATCTGATCCCGGAAACCTGTGCCCAATGGAGCCGGTGCGTTCCAGCCTTCTTCCGAATACATCCAGCCACCGGGCGGAAATACACCGTAACAGTTTTTGATTCGGAAGTTCATCAGGGGTTAGGATTCCACCACCGCCAACACAGCGAAGTCATCGTATATCTTGAACGGGATGCCATCCACCACCACGTCCTTGCCGTTGTAGGGATTCACCACCACGCGATTACCAACCTTCGCTTCGCACTTGCTGTTGGTCCCGTGAATCATCAGTCGACCCACTTGCGGACGTTCCGCCATGTGCCCGCTTTGGGGAACGATATGGAGTCCATTAACAACGGTTGGCAACTCTTCCATCTTGACCAGAACTTTTTTTCCGGTGGGTCGAAACCTGAATAAACCTTGAGCCATAAATGACGGAATAACTTTTTTCACCTCCACGACCGACTGTCAACTCTTTTAGACACTACGCATCGGAACAAGGTCATGGCCACGGATGGTTTTGCGTATCCGTTCCGCTACTTTAAGCAACGGATTCTCGCCGGATTTCTTCATTACTTTTGCGCGGCCAAGCTGGAATCCATGCCGTCTGGCCATCTCCAAAAGAATCACGAACGAGTCCATCAAATCGGGTGATTCCTTGGTGCGCTCTTTCATTTCAACCTTGGGTTCAACCTGGACTTGCACGAAGCCGGACACCTTTCCGGTCTCCTTGTAGATTCGCTGGCAACCTTCTTGAGCGCAGTCACGCGGAAGTCCCCGTATCTGCCCCAGCTTGATTGCCTCACGAACGGCGAACCAAAGGCCGGTCACGCGATTCCGATAGGCTTGCGATTCCATGTCGGGCGAACCGGCACGAACCGGGCGGTCAGGGGCGGAACCTCCAAAATCAATCGGCACGCATTTATGGCTCCACAGGTGCGCGAACTCGGAAGCCAGAGTGGCGTTGCCGGTTGAGTCGTAACCGAAGTTCTCCGGGGGTATGTCGCGGTTCAGGCATTCTTTCATCACGAACTTTACGATCTGTGTGTCCACATCCTCTGAAGAATTCACGATGGGAATGTTCACTTGCAACTCAGGCTTCAAAACCATGACCCCGTTGGCGTCATCTCCGAACGTTCCAATCGTAAGAACCTTGCGGTCGCCATCAGCCACCTTGCCGGGGTCCAGCGCGGCCACCTTCTTGAGCGGGCTGCTTGACCATGTGACATCGTTGAAAGCCATGCCGTCTTCGCATAGCTGCATCGTCAGAACCCGCTTGTCGAGCGACAGAATGGGCATGATGCCATAATACATCATGGTCATGTTGATGTCGTTCACGTCTTTGTAGTAAGCCAGTTTTCGCTCAATCGTTTCCGGCTTCAAAATGCCGTGCCACGGATTGATGCCACGCGGGGAGTCACCGTTGGGAGTGTCCGGCCCGTAAATCTGAATCCCCACACCGCCGTCACGGGTTGCCCATGTCCGGGTTCGTTTCTCCTGACCTATGGACGACCAGCCGCCTACGGGTTCACCGAGTTTACCCAACGAATCAAGCGGGTCTTTTGGGTTGCCCATGCCGATGAACTGAACGCTTATGGCACCACCTGTGGCCAGGTTTGCCATCGCGTCAATGGCACCCGAACCCATCAGGGACAACTCATCCATGATGACCAGCAACCTCTCGTTTTTCACGCCGACGTAATTGCTCATGCCGGTCCATTGGTCGGGACCAACTTTGCAGGCGACACCCTTGATTCCGCCTTTGAAGCTTCGGCCTTCGCCTTCGACTGAACCGGATACCGTCAGGGAATAGTTTGCGTCAGTGATATGACCGTCCAGCCAAGGGCGGTTTTCTTTGCAGGCACGATGGATGCCGCAGATTTCACCCCACACACGTTGCGGCAATAGCTCGCGGGTAGTTGTCGAAACAAGACAAGTCAGGTCTTTTCCCCATATCTGGAAGTTCAGATATGCCCACGCGGCGGACGTGTAGGTTTTGCCAGAGCTGCCGGGTCCGCAGATGGCAATCTGGTCATGCTTTACGAAGTTCTCGAAAAGGAGTTCGGACCATCGGTGCCATTCAAACTTGGGCATCAGGGCGGTCAACGCCTCGCGGTAATGGTGCAAATCATCTTTGCGTTCCGGGACATAGGACGGCTTACGGATGATTTCGCGCTCTATCAGAAACCGGTCGGTCCCAATCGGGAACGTGCGACCGTAAAGGGTGAAGGAACCTTTTTTTTCTGCGCGAGATATTTCCATTGCCGCTTGAACTATAACCTTGGCTGTGTCAAGTTTCAATGGAAATGGGTTCAGGCATTAACGACCCCAACCGGGTTTACGATGGAATCACCGCATGGGATGGCGGGGTGGACTCGTCTTTGCCTGCCACGATTATCAGCCGGAATCAGTCTTCGTGGGCTACCAACCGGGTTTTCCGATCCAGATACAACGATATTCGACCGGGGATGGTTCAGAGAAAGACCGGTTATTTGCAGGGACTTTTTCAAGGATTTGGCACTTACACTTCGGATTCCGGTCAGGTCTTTGCCGCCGTTTCGATTGCGGGTCGCGTCTATCTGACCAACCTGAACGACAACAACTACACGGTTACTGAGCTAACGTCGGGAACGATTGTAAACGACCCGACCGCTCCGCACGTCTGGTTCTGTCAGGCTGAACGAAACCTGATTGTTCAGAACAACGTAAACCTGCCTATCTTTTGGAACGGTGTCATCTCCCGCAGAAGCAACGGAAATCAGACGACACTGAACGTTCACGAACTGCCCCCTGGAGGACCAACGGCTTATTACCAAGGACGGGTGTGGGTGGCGGAAGGAAGCAACTACATTGGTGGCGACATCGTAAACGGGAATTTGGAACTGGCCGATCCCCGCGACTCCGTATTGCAATGCACTGAGAATGACTTCCTGAATGAAGGCGGTTCATTCGCTGTGCCGGGAATTCAGGGCGGCATCACCGCCATAACGTATTCGGCGAACATTGACACATCCCTTGGTGAAGGCAGCCTTTTGGTTGGCACGTCACAGGGCATCTTTGCGTTCAACGCTCCGACCGACCGAACCGTCTGGAAAAATCTCCAGCAACCCATTCAACAGTATGCGTTGATTGGTTTCGGACCCGTATCTCAGGAGTGCTTTGACAACGTGAACGGAGACATGTTCTTCCGGTCCAGCGATTCGCAGATACGCTCCTATTTCTACGCCCGTCGCGATTTCGTCCATCAATGGGGCAACATCCCGTTGAGCCGTCAACTGGTTCGGGCCATTGAAGGCGAGGCTGCGGTATGGCTTTACGGAAGCAGCGGAATGACATGGCAGAACCGCTACCTGTTCACCGTCCAGCCGCAACGCGACCAGACCACCGGCATCTATTACCTCGGTCTTGGCAGCTTGGACTTCTTCAACGTTGGTGGCGTCGGCAAGACCAGTCCACCGGCTTGGGATGGAATCTGGACCGGACACCAGTTCTACGGAGTTTTCAAGGCTACGGTGAACAACTTGGAACGCGCTTTTGCGTGGGTCCGTAATTCATCCACCAACCAGATTGAGCTATGGGAATTCGACCCCAACGCCAGACAGGATTACAACGGAACCGCCTACGTTCCGATTCAATGGTCCTTTGAAACGCGGGCATTTGATTTCGCCAACCAGGAAACGTCTTCCTTGGATTTGAAACAGTTGCTTGGGTGCGACCTATGGTTCGACCAGGTGGCCGGGAGCGTATCCATAAACGGATACTACCGTTCATCCCTTGGACCGGCATGGACACCTTGGGCCACCACGTCGGCGTGCGCCATAACCGGAGCCTGTTCCAATCTTGGGTGTTATCCGCCTGTGTTTCCTGACCCGTTGGCTTTTAATCGGGTTTCATTCCAAACTCCTGACCCGGCTGTTAATCCGGCACAGAACACGTCGGCAAGCTGGGGTTACAACTTCCAAGTTCGGGTTGCCGGTTCCGGGGCTGTCCGATTCAAGGAAATGCGGGCATGGGCGCACAAGAAGCCGGAAAAGCCTTCAGGCGATTTGGACAGGAGTGTTTGTCTCACCGCAAACACCACGCAATGCACGGCGGCTGGCGTTTGTCCGGTGGTGCAAGTTTGCGACGTGAACGATTACTACTGATATGGCGACCATCACTTTCAACGCGGGAACTTTGCCGAATGGGTTCTGCCCCACGACATGGCAGCAGACGTTCACCGGGTTCGTTAATGCGCTGACGGGAACGGTAAACGGGCTGAATTACTCGCAGGTAATAGTGAGTAAAGATGTGCCCGTTACGGACTTGGTAAACCCATCAAACTTGTGGCTTCAGATCACGGATACTGGAATTCCAGTTCAACTTTACGTCTATTCGGTGATAGCTGGCAGTTGGGAACCGGTCCAACAGAACTGGTTCTTTTCGGGCTACACGGACACGGGCGCGGCCAACGCCTATGTTGTCACGCTGTCGTATCTGCCCATCAGTCAGACCACGGGAGGCATTGCCACGTCGGGCCTTACCACGGGCATGACGTTTCTGTTCAAGGCGACGCACGCGAACACGGGCAACTCCACGTTTCAGGTCAAGGTGGGTGCATCGGCGTATGCGGCGGCTCCGATTAAGATTATAGCGGCGCAGATTGGTGCCGGTTACATCGTCGCCAACGGTTGGTATCTGGTTCAGTATGATGGGACTAATTTCCAACTGTTGAACCCGGATATAACGGCGATTGTGACGCCGTTGATTCCGCCTACGCCAGCCATTGCGTTTGCGGTTCTGGAAAGTTCCCCGTTGATTGACTTGCTGGCTGGGGTTGCGCCGCCGCAACTGCTTCAGACATACAACCACGGTTTTGGAGCAGTTCCAGCCTTTGTTCGTCCAGTAATGGTTTGTCAGGCTGACGATGCCTCCTATCTGAAGGACGATGAAGTTGATGCTGATCTTTTTGTAGTCAATGTGAACACGTCTACATTGGCTGTTTCCTCTTCTGCATTTTCAGTTAGGACCACTTCGGTTAGTGTTAAAACCTATCAAACGTTTGACACAACGGGATTTCCGGCCACGCATAAAATCTTTGCCGTTGGAGATGGTGCTGCTGGTCTTGTTCCAAACCTTTATCCAGTGACTCCAGCCAACTGGAAATACAAGGTGTATGTCGCCCACTAATCCATGATTACCCTTACCTTCACCGCTGGAACGCTTCCGCCCAACTTCTGTCCGGCGACATGGCAGTTGACGTTTCAGGCGTTCGTCAATGCCTTGAGCGCGACGGTCAACGGTCTGGATAACGCACAGATTCTCGTTTCCAGTTCCACCCCGGCCATCAGCACAAACTACCTGTGGTTGCAAATCTCCGGTGGAGGAACGCCGTTGCAACTTTACCGGGCGAGTGGTGGTGTGTGGGTTCCGAACCAACCGACGTTCTTCTTCCCCGGCCTGTCCGACATAGGCGCGGCCAATTCGTATCAGGTCACAAGCGTCACGATTCCGGTTTCCGTAAACCCGGATGGAACCCCTGCCACTGGACTGGTTGCGGGCATGACCTTCGTATTTCTGGCCGCACATTCCAACACGGCTGCCAGCACGTTTCAAGTAAACGCCTATACGTTGCAAACACTTCTAGTTGGTTCTGCGGCAACCACGGCAGGTCAGATTGTGGCCGGTAACTGGTATCTGGTGCTTTACGATGGAGCACACTTCCAACTTCTGAACCCTTCTTTTGGTTATCTGTTGACGACCAAGTTTGTTTCCGCGCTTTCGGCGGTTCCGGTGGCGGGTGCCAACACTTCGGTTGCCCACACTCTGGCACAGCTTCCGAGTTTCTGTAACGTATGGTTGCGCTGTGTAAACAATAACAACGGCTGGGTTACTGGTGACATCGTGTCTCCAGATGCGTTTGTAAGCGATGACAACGGAGGCGGTTCCAGCGTGTCGGGAACGCCTGCCCTTTATTGGCAAGTTACCACCACGGCATTTACTCTGTTTCAAAAGAACTGTGCCGGAACCGTTTTCAAGGTAATCAACAAGGGTGGTGATTATTCAGGCGTTGCCACTTTGGAAACAGACTGGCAATTCTACGTTTCGATGGGTTACGTTCCTTAAAGGTCACTATGCCAATCCGAACTACATTTGCCGATCTTCAAAACTCCGGGGTTGGGGACACCCTTAACCTTCCGCCCTGCAACGCGCGGTTCATCGCCTTGGCCAACCGGGCGCAACGCACGCTGGCCGATGCCGGACGCTGGTATGGAACCATCGTGGTAATGCGGTTCTGCCAATACAACGGGTGCATCACTTTCCCGCGTGACGTGGCCGTAGTGGAGAAGATGGATATTTGCCGGGAATCCGTTTACATCCGCAATCAATGGTGGGAGTTCCAGACTGATTATCCGGTGCCACCGGTCGGGCAAAGCAAGCAACAGCAACAGGGATGGACGCCGGAGCTATTACCGAGAAATAACGTCTGCACGTTCCAAGACGTTACCGGTTCACCGGCTTACATCCAGCTTTACCCGCAGTCGGCGGCTGACGTGGGCAAGATTATTTTGCTTCAAGGTATCGACTCTTCCACGCTGCAACCGGTTCAAGAATCGGTCACACTGGCGTTGCCGTATGCACAGTCTGCCTACCAGTATCTTCCTCCAGGGCTTACCGGAGTTCAGAAGCCGGTTACGGTGGGTCAGATCAACGTCACCGCCTATTACCCGACCAGCACGCAGTCTGCACCGATTGCGATTTGGGAGGCATCCGAAACCGACCCTTGGTATATTCGCCGTTACCTGCTGAACTTCCCGACGTATTGCGCTTCAAATGCACCTGTCACCGGAGGTAATTGCTGCACCGATTACGGCACGGGTTGCGCTCCCGCACTGACAAACTGTCAGAACGGAATTGCCGCCACGTTCTTGGTGCGCCGCGAATTTGTCCCCGTGCTGGTGCCTACCGACTGGATGTTTATCCAGAACATCGAGGCTGTCCGGGAAGAAATGATGGCGTTGAATTCACGGGACCAGCATCAGTTTGACTTGGCCAGTCAACACCATGCCATTGCGATTCAGCTTCTCCGAAACGAATTGGACAAGTATCAACCACCACAACAGATCACGGTGAACTGTCAGCCGTGGGGAGACGCCCATCCCCGGCGAGTGTTCGGGGCGTTTATATGAACGAACTTGCCGTCATTGACCCGGTGGAACAGATGGAGGCACTGTTGCTTCCGAATTCAACCGTCGATATGGCGTCGGCAACCCATCACTTTTTGAGCGGCATGTATATCCGGCACATGTCCGCCCCGGCAGGGATGTTGTTGCTGGGGCACAGGCACAAGACCACGCATCCAAACTTGTTGCTTAAAGGAAGAATGCGCCTTTGGATGAACGGGATTGTTCAAGACATTGAGGCTCCGCACATATTTGAATCGGTCGCCGGGTCGAGGAAGGTTGCGGTAACGCTTGAAGACGTGGAGTTCGCCACCTTCCACATCACCACTGAAACCAACGTGGAAACACTGGAAGATGAACTGTTTGAAAAATCAAACACTTGGTTGGAATTTCATAAACGAAAGGAACTATGTCAGCCCTAGCAGCAGCTATCGGATTATCCGCCGTGGGAACGGTCGGCTCACTTGTGTCATCCAGCCAGACCAAGAGCGGTCTCGGTAAAATAGCCAACACGCCCTACGTTGATCCAAACAAGGCTTACACCGATTCGTTGAACGCCTCGTTGGCGGCACTGCCACAGGCGCAAAACCTGACCAGTCAGGAGAACGTCTATAACCAGCAACAGATGCAGGATGCGCTTAACAAGAGCATCCCCGGTTACAGTGCCATCCAAGGGGCGCGGTCAAGCCAGATTCAGGATGAATTGGCCGGACGAATTCCGCCCGATGTTCAGGCGGCAATTGAACGGTCGGGCGCGGCGCATGGTTTGAGCGGCGGCTTTGGCGGGTCGCAGGCCGGTAGGAACCTTACCGCCCGCGATCTTGGAACCACCTCACTTGGTCTGATGAACAGCGGTCAACAGCAGGCGCAACAATTGATTTCTGGAACCCCGATGTCCACGCCGATTAGCATCGCCCAACAGTTGGGTATCAACCCGTCGTTGCTCTACGGCGGAAGCGAACAGCAGCGCGGCCAGAACATGGAAGCGGCGGCAAATGCGGCGGTGGCTCCAGGTGCGCTGGGAACGCTGGGAGCGGCTGGACAGCAACTTGGAGGCGCATTGTTGGGCTACGGGCTTATGAGTGGCGGTCTCGGTGGTCGTGGTGCCGTGGCCCCTTCGGTCGGCGGTTCATACGTTGGCGCGGCAGACAGCTTCGGAAACCAAAACTACGCGCCTGTAAGCTCCTACTAATTTATGCCAAACATTCCAGACGCAGCATCGTATGTCGCTCCGATGGGTGCCGGATTGCAAATCGGACTAGGGCTGGCGCGGCAACAGCAGGACCGTCAGCAGTTCATGCAATCGTTGGCCGAAAAGAAGCGGGAATCTCAGTTCACCGAGGGGATTCAAAACGCACAGGCCGCACGTCAGGCCAAGGAGTTCCAAGACACCCAGGACTGGCAGAAAGGTTTCGCCACAGATTTCCAGAGTGAACTTGAAAAGGAATCGTCCAAGAACAAGGACATGGGATTGGGCGCGGACGTGAACAACGCATTCTCGCAACCGACGCGCACACCGCAACCGACGCGCACACCGCAACAGATTCAAAACGAGGTGCTGTCACGATGGTTGCCGCGCGCTCCCGCTCCGGTGTTGGAGAAGCTGGCTCCGATGATGCAGAGGCAGTTTATTACTCCCGCACAACAGGCGTTGATTGAATATCGAAATGGGATGCTTACGGAAAAACAATATCGTGATTCGGTATTGGAAAACCAGGGTCAGGAAAGAAACGATCTTCGCCGTTCAGCCATTAAGAGCGGACAGATGACTCAGTTGCGTTCATTGCAGACTTCCACCGGAGAACCTATTTTCGACCCGGAGACTGGTGAATTTGATCCTGAAGCGTATCAGAGAGCACTCAAGAAGGCGGGAACGTCTTTTGAATTCAACAAGACAATGACTGCGGCCGAACGGCAGGCGGACAAAATAATCAGTTCGGATAATAACCTTGCATCTTTGCCAAAGGACGAGAAAGCGAAAGTGCTTTCACTGATTGTTGCCAATGGTGGAAAATTCCCGGACCTGTCCAAAGAACAGGTCAAGGATTTGGGCCTGTTTGAAAATACGCTTCGCGGAACCGAAAAGCTTGAGGAAAAGCTGAAGGGTTACGAAGGTGATTTTGGTCCCATCTGGACGCGCGCAAAGAATCTGGCAGGCAAGGCGACCGGAGCGTATCCGAAAGAGCGGGAATTGCTGCAAGAATATCAGACACTTGCCACAGGTCGCGCATTTACATTTGGCGGCAAAACCCTGACTCAGAATGAGAAGGACGCAATCCTTGAACAGATTGGCAATCCAAACGATTCAGATTTCAGAAACCGTTTCAAGAGTTTCCGGGTGAACCAACTGGAACAGCTTGGCGAGAAGCTGAAAGAAATAGAGGACTTGGGAATTCAGAACAACCCAAAGATTCGCGACCGATACGTCACCATGAAGTCCCTTTACGACAAGACGGCCAAGAATATCGGAGTTCCCGCTTCCGATGCGTATCCTCCCGGCGATGCCAAAACCGAAGCGTCAACCTACGATATTGGCGGTCAAAAAGTAACCGTGAAAAGGGTAAAATAATGCCTACCTACCAAGTCAGTGGGCAGAATGGGGAAACGTATAACATTGAAAGCGAGAAAGAGCTTTCGCATGAAGACGTGCTCAAAGCTGTTGGAATGCACGGCGTAAAAACCGAAGAATCGAAACCCGGTGTAGGCGAACTGCGCCGACGTGAGGGACAGGGCGAGATTGCGGCAAGCAAGCCTCGCAGGGAGAGAACGTTTCTGGAAACCATGTCGGCAGCATCGCCTCAGAATCTTTCACCGGCAGGATTGGCTTTGCCTGTTCCAACAACTGAAGAAGATGTAAAATCCAACGAGAAAGTTGGAAGGATGGCGGCCCCTTACGTTGCCGGTGCGCTTGCCTCCGAAGCATTGCCCGCAAAATATGCCATTGGCGCTGCAAAATCATTGGCCGGATATATTGTCCGTAGCGCATTGGCCGGTGGCACATTTACCGGAGCGCAGAATGCAACCGAACAAGCTTTGGAAGGCCGCTCCAACCCAGCCGAATTGGGTCGAAACATAGCCGGTGGTGCAGTGGCAAATGCTGTTGCGGGTCCAATCATCGGAAAAGCCGCCAATGCTGTTGGTGGCGGAATTGCATCAGCCATTGCCCCGGAAGCAGCGGGGTCGCGGATTGCATCTGGAATGAGGGGTGCGATTGGCGGTTTGATTAAGCCCTTGGTTGAACCGGTGGAATCTGCCGGACGCCGTGCAGCCCGTGAAGCCATCCAATCGGCATACGGAATCGAAGTGCCAACAACTCCAGGCGATGCCGTTGGAAAATACGTTCAAGAACTCAAGAAGCCAATTTCTGGAAGCGTTTCGCCCCAAGAGATGGATGGCGCAAGGCAGGCGGTAATTTACGCGGCCACCAAGATAGCGCCGCCCGGTGCGTCCCCTTCACAGATAGCCACCGCAACCCGTGACTTGCTCAAAAGCCAGTTGGCTCCAATTGATGCCAATGCCAACGCTGCGATTGATATGTTTTCAAAGGAAATAGCCGACCACCTTGAAGCTTCAGGTGTGGCAACTTCTGCCCGTGGTGCCTCGCTTATTGGACCCGGAACCGACCGGCACAGTGCGGGTGATGCGGTCAAAACTCTTGCCGGTGAAGGCTTGGAACGGCGAGATGCAGCGGTGACAAAAGCATACGATGAGTTTCGTGACCATCCGTTCGTCAAGGTGAAGGGTAAAGCCACGTTCACTTCGCAGATTGCCAAAGAACTTGAATCGCAAGCCCTGAAAGAAACAGTTGTAAACGAAAACAAAATCGTCGGACCCAAAGGGGAAGCGATTTCCACTGAATCCGTGGCTCCGATTCCGGCAACTCTTGGCGCAATTCAGAGAGAGGTTGGACAGATAAAGCGTTTTGCAGACACAGATCAAAGTTTGGAAGACTTGCTCAGGTATAGGACTTTGGTTCGTGATTCCGTAAATGACCCGGCCAGAATGGTTGGAATTCCAGAGCGGGATAAATGGAAACTGGTCTCTGCGCTGACCAAGGACATTGACCGTATTGTTTCCAGCCTGCCAACCACCGGCCTTAAAAACCGGCTTCAAGCGGCCAACAAGCTTTATGCTGAAACTGCGGATTCCTACAAAGACCCGTTCGTTCAAAGTTTGAGCCGTGATGTTGGGGTTGCAAAGGGAACTCAGCCTTCCGAGGTTTACTCCCAACTGACAGGTGGAAACGCGCAATCGAACTTTGATCGGTTGAAGCAGATTTCCGGTGATGATTACCCCAAAGTTTTGGAATCCGTCCGCCGTGGTTTGGCCCAGGAGATACATGAAGACGCCTTCAATTCTGTCTCTGGAAAATACAATTTGGGACAGGTGGTTAAACGGTTGGACGAATTCAAATCCAATGCGCCCAAAGAATTTGGGTCCATGTTTCCCAACTACGACAACGTGGTTAATCTGGCAAAACGTCAGGCGTTGATTGAGTCTTCCGGTAAACTGTCGCCCGCAGATGCTTTGAAATCGCTTCAGGCAAATCCAAGCGAGATAGCGGACTTGCTTGAACCTGTGTCGCGTCCCGAAATAGCCAGATCAGCCGCCAATGCAATTTCTGCCAACGCACTCAGGGAGAAAGCTCTTTCAAATCAGATTTACGCCGATGTGATGGGCGGAAAGACGACATCCGCCGAAAGCGACCCGCACACGCTGATTAACAAAATCATCGGTGGTGATTTCAAAGTTGGACCCGGCATGAAACCTTCGGGTGGATCGGGTGGTTATTCCCCGGACTTAGTTGGTCAGATGATGGACTCCATTCATCGCCAAGACCCGCAACTGGCATCACGGCTTCAGGAAACATATTTGGAGTCGTTGATAAATGATGCCAGAAAATCAACCAAGCTGGGTGGAAAAGTTATCGACCCTGACGAGTTGTTGAACCTGCTTACGGAAAAACGCAGGGGTGAAATCGCCAGCAAAATACTTGGACCGACAAAGACAAAAGACCTGATTGAAGCGGCGCAACTTTTGAAAGGAACCGGTCCAACGGCAAAAGAGTCCATGCTGTCCATGTTGGGAAGCGATGGAATCAATGCTGAAGAAGTGGCGCGCGCTCCACAGGCCGGAAGACTTGCGTTTCTGCGTGTCAATCTTGGAATTCCCCGTCTGAAACTTGAAATTGCCGGTAAGATTCTCAACAACAATTCGCTCAGAAAGATTGCGGCCACACCGTTTTCAAAACTGACGGAACCGCAGGCCAGGGAACTTGCGAAAGCCGTTTCCGAAGTCCCCTAATCAAAGCGCGCCAGGTTTGGATTCCTGACGCGCTTCGGCTCAGAATAGGCATTAAATTCCTAGCAAATTACGAATGTTTGGATTCCGCGAAAAATCACAAAAGTTGTCCACGAACATTTTTCCAAATGGAGTTTTATAAATCTCAATCAGCTTTGCGTTGTTTTTAGCTTGCTTGGACAATTCCATCTTAGGGTCATGCGGACTTTTAATGTCCACATGAGTTCGGATGCCCATTGCCTCTTCGATTGCATCGGTAATTTCTTCCATATTTTCTATCGGTTCTTTTTGTGTCGTTTTCATAACTTCTCGTTCACCGCGCCGATTATCATTGAACCACCGCCTGCGCCTGCACCATGCGCGGCGCACTGACCTGTTGTGCCCGAACAAGTCCAGTGGGGAGTCCTTGCGCCTCAAAGGACTGCACCACCGCCTGAGCCACGGCAGAAGCCATGCTGGGGCGTTGAGGCGGTTCAGGTGGTGCCCACCGCAAGGCGCGTTCAACGGCAACCCGCATGTTGCGGAGGTCGTTCAACTCATCGGTGTTGGATTCAACTTGAACAGATTCGGTTGGCAGGTTGGCTTTGTAAGCTTCCAAACTGGCTGACGCGCGTTTCCAGAATTCAACCGGGGCGCGGCCTTGCAGGTTCTTGGCTTCAATCAATTCTTCGAGTGCTGTTTCTAATGGATGTTTATTGCTCATGTTTGTGTTTTGTTTGGTGTTTCAAATTTAACCCGCCCAAAACCCGCCAGTTCTACGACCAATAGTATAACGGATTATGGACGGTTGCCATCACACGATGGCTAAAGTTGACTCCGGCCATGAGGCGAGGATGGCGTCACGGATTACGTTGCACTCAAATCGTATGGCCGCATCGGCAATGGAGATTCCCGGCTCGCCAAGTAAGCCATACATTTTCTGTAACCCCTCAATCGCCGCGATGGTGGACTTCCAGCCCGCTTCGGCGTATATAAGCCTACCTTCGCATATATCAATGCGCTCTTGGCACTTGGCCTTGATCTTTTCGAGGTGTTCGGTGGTGGTCATATGGTCTTTACTTAACAATCTCCAACGCCTTCGCCGGATAGATTTGAACGCTGCCTTTGTGTGTGGACGATTCGACACACACGCCATTAGGAGTGAGGCTTGTGGAGTAGTAACCACACACAAAGCCCTCCCACTGTGAGCCGGACTTTTTCCTTACGCGCGTGCCGATGTCGAAGGTGTGGGTGCTAAGTTGATGGAGGGGTTCGGTGGTGGTCATTGTTTGTTCATTTCTTTAGAAGTTGTATAAGATGTTCAATGTCTTGGTGATTATACTGAAGGTCTCCTAGGCAGTAATTCAGAGCATCATCCACCACCTGCCGAAGCTTCTCGTTCTCGGCGCGTAGTTCAACGGCTTGGTTAGCTCGAAACTGTTCGTAGGATTCGATGATTTCCGATGAGCAGTGATAGTGTCCTTCCGCGTAAGCCTTCTCCAATTCCTCTGCGGGCACTAGTCGGCACCAGAGACCTTTAATCTCTGATGGTTCTTCGTATGATAGTTCGTCAACCACCCCTTTGAACGTGCATTTCTTTAGGACGATAAGGCGTCTTCCGCGCACGTCTTCGTCGCTTATGTCTTCTCGCGCTTTCCAGGCGTAGAACCCAGTAGTGGTCGGTGGTGTTGATGTAAAGGTCATGTTTTTGTTTCTTGAGTTCTTCAGAAATAGAATTTCATCACAACCGACAGTCTTTTTGCCGAGTCACGTCGCATATTCTTATGTTAGGACGACAGCATCCATCGCATCCATGAATCGTCAGATGTTCACGACCGATTCGGACATTGTGCGCGGCGTCGTCCGGGTCGGGATGGCCGACACCGTGCGGGCAGATTCGCTCCATCACGCCCTTATCGTCGCGCCAGTTCAGCGGCCACGTCCTCATGTGGTGGTCGGACGGGTTGTGGATGCAGCAGTGTTCGCCGCTGCATTGCGATTCGTCGTGTGTTCTGAGTGTTACGTTTTGCATAAAAAGCCCTAACCATACGCTTCAGCGAACCCGGCCACTTCGCTCTTATTGCAATTTGCGTCACTCATGGTCTGGTCGCTGATGAGCTTGCTTTCGGCAAAATCACGCGGACGGGTTGCCCAATGCGTAAGCCAGCAGGCGAAACATTCAACTTTACCATGATCCAGCCTTCGCGAATGTCGCCGCCGTCGAGTTCTCCCGGAACGCCAGCGAGTTGTTCGGAGACGCTCACGATTTCCGCAAGTTCCGATTCCAAAAGCGTCAGTCCATGCTCGCGGCTCATGAGTTCAAAAAGAGGGTAAAAGAAAGACGACGGACACGAACCAGACGCCACAGAACAACGCTCTGGATTTGCAATAGTTTTCATAGTCAAAGTGGTTCTACGATGAGGATGTGCGTTAGGACACCCACTTCGGCACCGTGCATACAACCTCAGTCGCGGGCGAACCAGGCCAGATGTTTTCGCGCGAGCACTTGGCAAAGACTGGCAGAAGTTGACAAACTTCCTCCCAACCTTTCGCAATGAATTCGTCTGAGCACGCGAACACCTTAACGTCATGCGGAGGTTTCGATTCCACGGAGAAGAATTTGAAACCCCGCTTACGATCTTCCGACCCACAGAGCGCATTCCACACAAACAGATATAGCGCAGCTTGGATGTGATAGCCCATGTCGTAGGCGTGACGCGGAAACTGGTGGTCGTCCACTGAGTTAGTAAATTTGCAATCGGCCAAGAAATCAAACCGTTGCGACGGGATGATGTCCATGCGGCAACGAACACCAACGTCGTTGGTCTGGTCCCAAGTTAGAAGCGACAGTTCTGTTTTGCAGTCCCGCAGAACCGGGCCGGTAATCGGATGGTCCGACAACGCCTTGGCCGCGTTCACGGCGTTGTCGAAGTCAGTGGATGATAGCACTTGGAAACCCTGATCCTTCTTCATTTGCTCCCATGTCTTGCAAACCTTTGACGCTCCGTGCCACGGCTTCTGATTTCCGTTATCGTCCGTGTAGGTTTCCGGTTTCTTGATAATCATCGGCGGTTCCGCCAACGGTTCCAGTGCGTAGTGATGCGCCAGTGTGCCCGCTATCATCGCAGGTGACGGTTCCTCGCGCTTGTCCAGATACAGCCGCAAATGAGCGGGAGTGCCTTGCCACAGCGTCCGAAGTATTGACGCGGATGCACCCGGCAAAGCGTGATATTGCTCCGCTGGCATTCCTTCGTGGACGCCGATAAGGGTTTTGAAGTCGGTGGTCATGGGTTTACCCCTTTATCTGTTACAAGTCCGGTTAAGACACCTTGGCATTTATTGCACTTAAAATTCCCAACCAATAACTTAATTGGCCCCATCGGAAATGTGTCCACTGTTTCTATTCTTGGTTCTCCTTGAAGAATATATTCGCCGTCACACATTTCGTGGAACTTCCCGTCTGCTCGTTCGTGACTCATACCCTTATCCCCTTATCGACTTCACCGCGTTTTCCCAATCGCCAATCATGGCCTCAAGCGAATGGCTGGAAATGGACGCAATTTCGTCGATGGTTTTCGCGTTCGCCGTGGATTCAGGTCCGCCAACCGTTCGCCACCAACCGAGGAACGTTTCAACCTGAATCGGTGGCTTGGCCGATGCCAAAAGCCGAATCACGGTCTTGGTAATGTCCGTGTCAGGTTTTGATTTCGTTGCCGATGCAGTTGCAGTTGCCATAGTCACCGGAGCGGCCTGAAACGACGGTGCATCTGTTACCGGCCCGTCGCCCGTCTCCATTTCGATTACCGCGCCGTTATCAACCATCGTGGTATGCCCGATTTCCGCCGCATCAGCCGCAACAATGGCGTTGTTCAACTCAATGCTGCGCGGCATATACTTGAGAACCTGGAGCAACACCACCTTGCGGGCATACATCTCAAAGTTGGCATACGAATAGTGCCGTTGCCCGACCTTGTTGTAGCGGTCCCGGTGTTTAATCACGCGCGACACGGGCCACGCTTCGATGACTTCTTGTTCCGAACCGTTGACCTTGCCGCAGGCATAAACCCACGTCAAAGAATCGGGGTCGCCATAGTTCGGTCCCGGCAGATGACGGCACTTCGGACGGCTGCCCAACTCAAATTCCCACACGTCGCCTTCAAACACCGCCCCGGTCCATGCCGTCGCGCGTCCCGTGTTGTTCAGAAGTCCGACCAACCCCTGCCAGCCCGGAACCATCGTGCAGGTTCCTTTGTATGGAATTAGATAGCACTGACCCGCTACACCTAGCTCAAGGCCAATCTGCGCGGCGACGACCAGCGATGAAAGAATGCTTTGCGGAGTGCATTTCTTGAGTTCCGCGTTGGTGCTGTAACACGTTTGCGCCAGCCGGATCATGCGGTCGGCCTTCAGGTGCGAAGGGAGGGCGTTGACGATTGCCGTCCGTGATTTGCCTAGGTAATCCCCAAGCTGTTTTGCGTTTGATACTGTCAGTTCGTTGCTCATGTTTTGAAGTTAGATTTGTTAAAAGAGTCCCGTGCCGAATCCGCCACAACCTTCTTATGATTCCTCTTGTTATGTCAGTTGCTACTTATTTGCGCTTAGTTGGTGGTTGCGAGGCTGCGGAGATGCAGGCGGTCGGATTGGATTCCGTTCCGGCACGGGTGGAGATTTTTGGCTGAGTGGAGATTTTTGGCTGAGTGGTCGGCGTTGCCAGAGCGGCTATCTTGGTCCGAACCATGAATTCTGATTCCTTGGACGGCGTTCGTCCGTTCTCCCAAAGACACCAGCGGTTGCGGGTCACACCCACGAAAGCGGCGGCATCCTTCTGGAGCATGATCGGCTTTTGCGATAACCGCCAGCGGCGGATTGTCTGTGCGAAGTGTTCAATAAAGGTCACGGCGTTAGTGTTGTTCAAAGTTACAGGTTGTCAAAGGTTATTTTATTTGAGCGTAAAATATACGGTTTTGCTGGCGTATTTGCCACTGGGTTCCGCGCGGAGATTTCAGTCCGTTGACTGTCCACGTCCATCCGCGATGGGTTAGCAGGACGATTTTCCAGAGGGTTAGGGGGTGCGATTTCATGTCACTTCATCAGTTTTTCCGCTTCCGCTTCGATGACGGACAAGCAGGCTTTGAGTTGTGCTTGATAGGATGAAGCTCTTTCAGGTTGCAGCTTGGTAAGTGCTTCCGCTTGTCGCGTTACGCGGTGGAAGTCATTTTTCAATTCTCTCAATTCATCCTCGTTCTTCATTCCTTTACGAAGCATAAGGTTTTCGATGGTGACTTTTATAGAACCGTCGCCGTTGCATTCTTCGCATGTAACTTTGCCGGTTCCGTAGCATTCTTTGCATTCGCATTTCATAGGGTTATCGTGTTTTAGTTAGTAGGAACATCAGGGTTGGTATCGTGCTGAATCATCATCTTGATTAAGTGCGCCGCGATTTGCGGGACGATGGCGTTGCCGATTGCACCGATTCTGACCAGCCTGCCGGATATCCCATCAACTGTTCGGTGAACATTGGGGAAAGAAAGCCGCCAGGTTTCCGAATCCACGGATGATTTGATAGCATCACTTGCATCACACCTTTCGGACTTCCAGCGGCATCCTCGTTCTTGCAAGGAGTGGGCAACCACCCACACCCGATGTCGTCTGTGATAAGCTCCGATTCCTGAAGCTGGAATATCAAACGCCCCGCAGGAGTAGCCGACGCCTTCCAAGTCAGATAACACCGTGTCGAGTTCCATACCTATGATCCCAGGCACGTTTTCGCCAAGAAATAATCTCGGTTGTAATGCTTCAACAATTCTAAGCACTTGAGGCCAGAGCGCACGGTCATCATGCCTGCCTCTTTGCTTCCCGGCGACACTGAAAGGCTGGCATGGCCATCCAGCGGTAATGAGGTATGGTCTTTCCCTGTCGAGTTCCCATCCCATTGGCGTGATGCACGGGCATTCACCGAGGTGCGCTTGGTGCCTTTCGCACCACCGATCATCACAGCATTCGCATTGTGGATATTCTCCAATATCAACGGCAATGTTTCGGACATCTCCAAAGTTTTCGATTTCCGGCCAATGTTTTTTGAGGATGGTGTTTGCATATTCGTCAGTCTCACAGAATCCAATTGTCTTTAACCCGTTCCACTCTGCCGCCAGCTTGAAGCCACCAATTCCACTGAACAGGTCAAGATGGGTTTTCATACCGGTTTCAAAGTCTCCCGGTCACACTCCGCATAAACCACCGTGCGCCGTTCATCCATCGGCAGGCCGCACTCTAAGGCTAGGGAGTCACATTGAGCCTTGGCAGCTTCGATAGTTTCCGCCTCAAACCAGTCCACGAAGAATTTTCCCTTAACCGTCGTTGTCGCCATGAACAGTTTCACTCTCCCCCCTTCCCATAAGCAAACCTTCGCCCCTTAACCTTCGGCCTGTCATCCGGTTCAGACATCCGCGCGCATTCTTTGATTTCGGTAATCGCTCCGCGCACGCGAAGAGGGTCAACCCATTTCTTGGCGCGCTTAATCAGCTTGCCAGCACTGTGCGCGCTCATCGTTTGCCCTCCGTCAGCCACACCAGGCGATAGAAAACCGCAAGGATGGCCGCACTAAGGCCAACGGTGGCGCATTTAGGAAACCAGCGGATCACCAGCACAAGGACGATGGCGATGATTACCGCCATGCCGACCATACCGGACCAGACAACCACCTTGCCTTGCCAGCGCATCGGCAACGGGTCGAAGTTAATGCCGGGGTCGTCGGGGTGTTTATCCATGCCAACGGATGCGCCTAATGGTGTTTTATTCACGGGTGTCATGTTGTTTTGTGTTAATAGCAATTTGTGCCTGTGCGATGCGTAAAGATTCGTATTCGTCGAAGGATGTTGGAGACGTGTCTTTGCCGTTTATGGTTGGCACATGCTGGCCTGTTTTCCGGTCGTGTCGCACTCCCGGAATTTTAGAACAAGGCGACGCACACGAACCACTGCCCGCCGCGTTCAACGCGCAGATGAGTTTGCTTTCCGGCTGCCAGTTTCGCAACGAGTCTTCGAGCGCCTCGTCCATCGGGCGGATATTCACGCCGGTGGCGAGCAGCTTGGCGGTGTCGAGGATGCAGTTGGAGCGCGGGGTCTTCGCGGCGACGCGGTAAAACTCCGCGTCGTCGGCCCAGAACTCGAACTTTCGAGACGGCTTCAGCACGCGCTGGATCGCGGCGACGACTTCGCGCGTCGAAACGTAGCCGGGGTTCACCACGTTGTAGATGCCCGTGGGCGCGCGGCGCTCCCAGAGGTCGAGGCAGGCACGCACGAAGTCCGTGCGGTGTGAGATCGAGTTCACGTTGTCGTAAACCTTGGCGTAGCGCTGGACCTTGCTGATGTAGTTGCGCGCGTTGTCCACCTCGTCAAACGGGATGCGCAGTCGCCAGAGGTAGCCGTCGAGGCCGCGCAACGCCTCTTCGCCGAGCGCCTTGGTGCCGCTGTAAAAACTGCACGCGCCCTGACGGAAGGAGAAGTTCGGCTCGTCGGTCTCGGTGAAGCCGCGGATCGCAGACCGGTCGCCATCCATCAGCGCGCGGAAGGACGGCGTGGTGAGATCGGGTTCGATGCGGATGCCGCTACTCTCGACGACCTTCGCCCCCTTGTAGATGCAGCCGGACGAGACGTGCCCCCACGCGACACCCGCCGCGTGACATGCGTGGGCGACGGTCTGCGGCAGCAGCGAGTTGCCGACCAGCGTTTCGGACGGGGCGGATTCACAGGCGTCCACATTGGGTTTGCCGGTGTATCCGGCGCAGTTGATTACGAAGTCCCAGCGAGCTTCGCGCAGCACCGCGAGCAGCCGGTCGAAGCGTGTGTAGTCCACGTCGGCGCGACGCAGCACCCGCGAGTCCCAGCCGCGCCGCGACAGTTCGCGCGCGAACGCATCGCCCACATAGCCCGTGCCGCCGAGCAGCAAAACTTTGGGCACCCTCACGCGACACCTCCGAGCCGTTTTGCCTCGGCGTCGTCGCCGACGAGATAGTCACGATATTCGCAGTTCGGCAGGGTGGATGTTAGCGCGCCAAGCTGGTCGCGTTTTAGCAACTCCCATGAAGTCCACGCGGGAGAACCTGGCGCGGGCGTGCTCATGGTTTGAGCGGTGGCAATGGCTGCTTCCTTGGTCCGGAACGAGATGTTCCGATGTTGGCCGTTTAAGACGTAAACGAGAGAGTAGGGGTGAGTTTTCATTGGTTAGAACGAGAACATTTTTTAAGGACGACATATTCAGCACCACCGTCATACCATCTCCGGTTTTCGTGACGAGCAAACGCCAACGCATCAGATTTTCGGTCAAATGCAATTCCGGCCAACGTTTCCGGGTTGTTTCGGTTTGGGTTTCGCGGCTCAAAGTGCCGGGTCGCAAGCCATGTGTGACGTGGTGTTTTCACTTGTCCCCCTTTCCGCAACGGGCAAGGACGGCACGGGCGGAAACCATAGCCAAAGCCCATTTCTTTCCTGAGGCAGAAAAGCTTGCGTCGCGCAAATAAACCATTTGCTCCAACGCCGCCCGCAACTCGTCCCGCTCGCGTAGAAGGTCAGGAGCGGCGGCGAACAAGAGCGCGTTAGCAGGATGAACGTCCCGCATGGTGCAAAGGATTGACCCCTCTTCCATCGACCAATCTTCCGGCATGCTGCCGCCGTGATCCACCTTTGAGCCAGCGGTGACAATGTAGCGGTGATCGTGCTGGACGTGCCTGCCTGCATTCACGGGACAGGGCATTATTTCAAGCTCCTTGAATGCGGCGAAAAAGTTTTTCGTGTCGGTGTTCACTTCTCACCTCCTTCCTCAAGCTTCGCGCATCGACGGATGTCTTGCATCACCGTTTTGTTGTCCTCAAAAAACCGGCACGGCGAAACCGGAATTTCAGGTGATGACAGGTGATAAATTTTCATTGCGGCAAACAGGGTTGAAGTTTCCGATTCCAGTTTTTTGCCCGCTTCTCCCGCCAGATGGACAACCCAGCCCGCGCGACAGTGAGTGGTTTCGCAAGTGTGCCATGTAGACATGTCTAGTGAGTTTTCGACGATGGTAGCCGACAAAATAGCGGCGTGTATTTTTGGGATTCTAGGAACGGTGAATGATTTTGATTGACCCCAGCAATCCGAGCAATCCGAGCAACGCGAGCAACGCGAGCAACGCGAGCAACCCGAGCAACGCGAGCAACCCGAGCAATCCGAGCAACGCGAGCAACCCCAGCAATCCGAGCAATCCGAGCAACCCCAGCAATCCGAGCAATCCGAGCAACGCGAGCAACCCGAGCAATCCGAGCAACCCCAGCAATCCGAGCAACCCGAGCAACGCGAGCAATCCGAGCAATCCGAGCAACGCGAGCAAACCCAGCAATCCGAGCAATCCGAGCAACGCGAGCAACCCCAGCAATCCCAGCAACGCAAATTGTTTTCATTTTGCTTCTCAAAATCAGAATGGTTTTGCGCGAATTTCCGAGAAACGCCGTTACAATCTTTGTCTTTGCGCGCGTCAAAGGCGGCGCGATCCTTAAATATCAGTGTTTTCATGTTATCAAAAAGAGTGATCCCGCGCTTCGTCAATCTGTGCCTTGAGGTCGTCAATCTGTTTCTGGATTCCGTCGCCTGCGTCCGCGTCGGATGATTCTTCCGCGTCCGTGTTTTCCTCCTGGTCCTTTTCCAGCGTGGCAAGCTCCGTTTCAAGCTCCGCAACGAATTCTTCCCGCGCTTCCTCAACGTCTTGCCTGTTGTAAGTCTCGCCGTCAACCTCAACGAAGTCCTCGCCGTCCGCCCAGTCGTTCACCCCGCAACGGTAGGCGGTAGGGTCTTCGGATTTAAGCACCGACGACGGCGACATATAAGCAAACGGACCGCCAACGGATGAGAACGAATAGCATTCGTCAAGCATGGAATCGAACAACTATTCACGGTCAACGGGTTGGCATTCGGCGACAACGTGCGCCTCAAGTTTTTTGATAGTGTAGGACATAGTGATCATAACATTTTTCCATTAACCAACGGACTTCATGCCCGCCTCCGGGGCTGATTCCCCGCCATGCCGTCCCGGTTTCCCGAGGCGGCAGGACGGAGGGTCAATTAAACCAACGCGAAGCAATACCCCGCCCGAAACGTTCGCGGAACGAGCGGCGAATTACCTCGCCGACATTCTTAACGCCTGGCGCGTGATCCGGGCAAACTTCCGTTTCGTCGATGCTTAACGTGTCCCGCTTGTGATTCCACAAAGCCGACGCCAGCACAGCACACACGGCGGAACGGTATTCAGTCGGCCAGTATTGCCCGGTAACGTAGTCAAGCCGCGCGCCATCCCAAGACAACCGGCCAGAATATGCAGAGAACGCATAAGCCAAAGCCTGGCCCGTTATGCCTTGTTCAGATTCAACGGCGACGAGCAACGCCTTTGCTTCATGCAGCGTCGTAGTGATCCCGCGAAGCTCCTTGAAATAAGCGGAACGGCCCGCCTTGTCGTCGTAGCTGCTGCAATAGTTCTGAAACTCAAGGCCTGGCCGTTGGCGGATGAATGCCCGAAGGGCGGAGATTATTGCGGGTTTGTCGCCAACCGGCTTGGCGACGATTGCCCCGGCTTCCCCGCGTTCAATTGCGCCGGTGACGTGATGTTCCAGCATGGAAACCGGCGTGCAATGCTGCGCCTGCATCTGTGAGGGATAGACTGACAGTCCGTTAATGTTCATATGTTTTGTGTTTTAATCGCGGGCGGTTATCGCCCGCCATGAATCCGAGTTGCCCCGGACTCAAGGCGGGGGATTTAGAACCAACGGCAGAGCCACAGACGGGACCACGGCGAGACCACGCGCACCGCTACCCGGTCAAGGGCTAGCTTGTGCCGTTGGTTATCCGCTGCCAGCCGGTCAAGGGTGGCGCGAATCGTTGCAAGGTTTTTTTCGGCCCGGTCAAGGGCGGACCAATCGGATGAGGTTTGTTTCATGGTTTTGTATGCGTTCATTACAAGGAGATGTTGCTTGAGGTTACACGTTAAGGCAAGGAGAAAATGAATTTATTCAATAACAGCATGCCCCGCATTCATCCGCCGCCATGCTGAAAAATTCACGATAGGCTTTGTCCGCGCAGCCGCAAGCCCTGGCCAAGACTCGCTTCCCGGTTGGATAGTAAAACACGCGGTCACCTTTGCGGATTGCCTGCCCGCAAGCTTTACCGTCTTTTGTGCCAGCACAAACGGAGGAAACCTTGGCGACGATGAAGCGGGGGTCTCCCGCGTAGGAGTTCACTTGGTCCCTTTCGCTTTGGCGATGGCGGCGCGGGCCGCCCGAACAATGGCTTGCAAATCCTCGTTTTCCGGCGTCTTGGGGCGTGTAAACGTGATGGCACAAAGTCCCGCCGTGGTTGCGATAAACTGTAACGCCGCCAGCAATTCCGGGGCGGCGGCAATTAGTCGCGCGTTGGCCTGTTCAGTTTGCCAATCGGATTTTCCGTTGACCCAAGGTAAATCGGAAACTGTGGCAACTTTCAAGTCGCCGTCATTTGCCCAGATTGTCGGTTGCGTTGGATCATTTGTCCACGGCCCTTGTGTGTGTTGTGTTTTCATGTTATGCTTTTATGTTAATCGGTGTTAATTCACCGCCACCTTGCCAAGCGTGAACCTGGCAAGCGGGCGGGGGATCAACGGAGTTTCGTCACTTGTTCCTTAACAAATTCCCCAGTTGCGTTCATTCCCATTGAACCAAAGCCGGTAAGTTCATCGTCGTTTGACGACAGGGCGTGGAAGTAAACCGTCCTTCCGTCCGATTGCTTTCCGCAACTAACCGGGAAAAATTCGCCGTGACGGTTGGCGACATAGAAAAACCAAGGTTCACCATTGCCACGGCAAAACAGAATGCCGCCCGCTTTTACCCGGTAAAAACCCGAATCCGTTCCGCCCGGATTAAAAAGCGAAGAAACCATTGCCTTGACAGACGGGGCGAAACTAAGACCGCTTGGAGTTTTAAGCTTCACTAAGTCCTCCGGGTTGCTTTCTAGCGTTATGTTCACAGCACACCTCCTTGAATATACCGTGTGTAAGCTAATCCGTAAACGCGTGACTTGCGCTCATAGTGGCCGTCAAGCCTACGATTCCAAGCATCCAAAGCTTTGTGTGCAAATACGTTTCCCACTGCCGGACCATCTCCCAGTGTCCAATTGTGCAACAAATGAAACCACTCGCCACATGGCTCCGAATCGCCAAAGACGCCGGATTTTTTGGCGTAGTAAAAAGCAAGCTGCGCCACCGCTTTTGCTTGCTTTGCTTGCCGACGTTCAAGCCACAGCGTGATTTTGTTCACACGGTTGATACCGGGATTCCATGTGCCGTTAATTGTCCAAGATTTCGTTTTCATGTGCTTTGTTTCTCCGCAGCGATTTTTTCGACCAGAGTCGTCGCCTGCTTGACGCTATACACGGGATGCCCCATGCCGTTGATCCAGAGAACTACCTCGCCGGTAGTCGCGTAGCCGTTGCTGTTGATGCCGTTGACATATTGGCGGAGATTTTTGTTTTTCAGGGCCGCTTCAACTTTCGATTTGTTCGTCATATTTTTGTTGGTCGCCTTTCACCGGCGACAAGGTGAAGTTACTCTGGACAACGTTAGAGCACAAGATAAATCGACAACTTTTTTCACTTTGTTTCCGCATGGATCACCGGCATTCCGGCCATTTCGCTTCTGTAAACCGTTGACTATCAACGTGACTGTCCGTTGCCCTAGGCTGAAAAACACCATGCTACCACCCTGCCGACAAATAAAAGCCCGTCATATCGAATCCTAGAGCGTTCGTTTATGTATGTAAACGGTTATGGTGGGGATTAGAAAAGCTAATACCTTTAAATTTCCCCACAATTGGCATTGAATCTATCGCATCAACGCATTCGGATAGGCGGATGACTGATGAACTTCCCTCGCGGAATAATCTACACTTAGCGCATAGGACCAGGAGATATGACCAAGTAGCTTTTCTTTTTCGCAATTCTGAACCAGCTCACATAATGCTTTTATTGCGTAAAGCACGCAAAGCATTAGAGCATGATTTAGACAGCGCAGACGAAGAAACCGACAGCGTTGCCATAGTCGGCGCAGTCTGCAAACTAGCCGATACAACGGCCCGATTCGCTGGCGTTGCGCTCGCCCCCAAAGGCACAGCCGCAAAGCCAGGCGACAACGCGAGGCCGGTGCTTCCTATGGAATCCTAGACTCAGGACTAGCAAATCTAAGGAGTTTCCTGTGATGCACACTGTGTGTTATATTTAATTGTATTCTAGCAGCAGCAACGGAGGGCGATCAACTAAGGGATGCGCCTAGCCTCCGTCCGCCGTCCGTCTGTCGTCTGTCTGTCGCTGGCTATGTGATCCAGGTTCTCCCGTCCTATCCTTCCAGGCCATCCCCAGGCCGTCCCCACCCCCTACCCCGCCCACCCCGCGTTGGGGGCCGTGGCTGTTTCCAAGCCCCCTCAAAAAGTGCCGCCATTTTTTGGGGAAAGACCGGCAAGATTTGCCTAGCATGGAAGGCTTCAGGAGGCTCAGGAGACTATCTGGGGTCTATGGACATACCAAAGAGGCATCAAAACGTCGTGGTGAGGCGGATAGAGCGTTTGCTGACGGGTTGCGCTTTGGGGTTGGACCGTGGATTTGGTGGGGGTGACCTGATTCCGGTTTCCACTCCTTTGGATTTCTTGTCGGTTTTTTGAGTTTCCGGTGTCCTCAAGTCTTTTTCCATTCCACTCGCCCCTACGGGAGCGAGAGTGGAAGTGGAAAACGCCTAGAACTTCCGCCATTTTTCCACCAGCGGAAAATGGTGGAAAATGCCATTTCATTGGGCTTTTAAAGAATTGTTGATTTACTTGTTAGGCTCAAAAGTGCGTTTCCACCCGATGAACATTGATCGGAAGTGGTGGAAGAATTTGAGATTGATGACATAGGTATCTACCGCAACGGTCTTGGACTTGACTGGTTCCACTAAGTGGTTATAGTTGTTGCCTATGAGTGAAACACTGGTGTCTGTATCAATGGAACTTCAAAGCCTGATTGCCAAAAGGGCTGCGCTGGCTAAAGAGCTTGATGAATTTGACCGGATAATTACCCTAGAGAAATCGGCAAAGCATAAACGGCCACGGAATTCGTTGACCTTGGCTGAAGCTGTTCTTATTGCCACTGCCGACAAACCGCTTACGAAACGGGAGATACTGGAAGCGGTTAAAGGGACGGGTTATACCTTTGCCACAGTTACGCCAATGACATCCTTGCACCCTTTGCTTTTCAAGGGTGGAATGTTCAAAAACAAAGATGGAAAGTTTTGGCCAGCGATACAGGAACCAGCGATACAGGAACC